TGAACTATCATTTGTTACAGCAATATCTTTAACGATTGCGTTAGAAGAAGTGTTAATTGTTAACACTGTTGTTAAGTTTGTTGTTGATAAAACAAATCCCTGATTTTTATAAAATATAGCCATTATGTTAAATCATACCATTTTAATAAACCAGACACATCTCCATTAGCTGTTCCTGGTCTTACACCTAAAGTTAAAGTATCTGATACACCTGCAATAGTTTGTCCAAGTTGATTTGCGAACGCTATAAAATCTCCACCTAAAGTAAATGGAGCAGTTTTACCTCCTAAGTATCCACCAGCAATTCTTGTACCTGCCGTAGCAAATTCAGTTGTTTGTAAATCATATTCTACGTTATCACTAAAACTTGTATATGAAAATGAAGAGGTTAAAGTAGCATTAATAAATAATCCCCATTCAAAATCTCCATTAGATATGTTTAAGACATCTACTCCAGCTGGAACTATAACTGCATAAGGTCTTGATGCTTTAATTCTAATGGTTGCAATATTATAATAAGTATTTGCTGTTGATAAATTTACACCCGCACTAACAGTTGCTGTGCTAATCATTTGTTCTAATCCTTGTGGAGAATAACCACCTTCAGAAATACAAGAAGAACATATTTGTTGTAATGTATAAGTACCTGCTGTTAATGTTCCAGCTCTTTCAATTTCATAACGAATTGGAAGATTAGCTGTTTGCATATAAACAGTTGTTAAATTGTTAGCATTAAGAAATGTATGTGCTGTAATTAATTGACCATTAATAACAAATCCAACTCTAACAGATCCAACCCCTAACCATTCAATATCTATAAATAATATATTAGATGTCGCTGGATCTAAATCAAATCCACTTGCACCTGTTCCATCTAATTTATCACCGTTCCAACTAGATTGTGATATTTCAGTATCAACTGCTGCACCCGATGTAAAAGTTCGTCTTACTATTTTAAGTGTTGTTCCATCTGCTGTAAAAAATATTCCGTTATTTGTATCAAATAAACCAACTTTTTGTTTTAAGTTTGTAGTAGGTTCATTCATTACAAAGGTATTAAAAATAAGCAATGATTTACCCGGTTGATAAGACATCACTCTATTAGACTGTCTCACTGTTTTAGAACTTGCCGCTTCTGTTACATTTAAATTAACTGTTGATTTATTAGCTGTGTAAGTAACGCTTCCACCATTTGCAGTAGTTGCATTAAATAAAGTATTCTGTGACATTATATTCTTACTGTCAAAGATAGTTAAAGGATTAGAAACTCTTAATCTTCCAAATGCATCATAAGCATTAGAACCAGATCCTCCACCTATTTGAATAGGTTGTGGCGGGCAAAAAGAGCCAGCTTGTGTTCCATATATAAATTGTGTCATAGCAGATTGTTGATTAATTAAATCTTGTTGATATCCAAAGTTAAGTTGATCTTTAATAGTATTAAGTGCTTCAAGTATTTGTCTTTGATTATTAACATCATAATTTTGTGTTGGTTCTGGTATATATGCACTTATCTTTGCCATTATCTTCTACCACCTGCTTCAATATCTAGTCTCAAAGTTCCATATCTCCAAGTTTCATTTACTGCATCATTTTCTATTTTTAAACTCACTTGTCTTCCTCGCACACGTGTGTCTACCTTATCAGTTGAAGATGTAATTGTAAAAGGTCCAGTAATTAAAGGAGGTGTATTAGAAGGTATTGAATTTGCATTTGCTGGATAGTCTCTAAAGAATAAAGTTATTTTTGCATTTCCTTCTAAACTTTTAAAGTCTGGAATAAATCGTTTAATACGCATAATAAGCTGACCATCCCCACCTAAACCTTGTTCTGATATATCGTAATCTCCAGATTGAATATATGCTGCAATAGCTGTTGCATTACCATTTACATCTACTTCATTAAAACCCGTTTCTTGTGCCCAGTATTTAGTTGAACCAAAGGTATTAGTTGCACCATTGATAGTTGGAAATGTTGGTATACTATTTGTGATATATTGTGTTGCATAAGGTAAATTAAAAGTTTGTGCATCAATATAAGTTGTTCTAGCTAAAGAACCAACTGCCCAAGTATTTTCAACAAAATTATATACTACATTTCTATCTACTTGAGTTGATCCAGCTTTTGCATAATTCCAACCAACTTCATTATATAATGAATTGTGATATGCATAAGTTATTTGACTTGCATCATAATTAAATCCTAAATTGTCTCCAATATCTGTAAATACAAAATCTTCAACAAGGGAGGGTATTTGTTTAACTGTTCCATCAAATGCAAAGAAACCACCCCCAAATCCCATCCAAAATACAGCGCCTTGTGCGTATATCATTGCATGTTGACCAATACATCCACAATTTGTTCCAACTTGTCTTATAGAGAATGTAAATGGAGGACCAACGAATTGAATTGTATATGCAGCTTGATCTGTAAGAACTAATATATAATCTTTACCTTGTAATGCTCCTATAATTTCATTTCCCGTATCTAGTCTAAAGGTACCAGCAGTGTTTGTAACCGTTGGATTCCAAGTATTAATATCTTCTTGATTTGAGAATCTTATAAACATTGGGTCTTGTGTAGATGGGTCTCCAATAGTTGTTTCTGTTCCCATTAAGAATAAATGTCTATCTCGATCTGATACAACACTCATAATGGACGCCGTCGGTGCACCTGATACAATCGTTGCTCTTACTCCTAGTCTTCCAGGACTAGAAGGATTCCAAGTAAAAGTTTTTCCATTTTTAATAGTTGCAACTAGAATCTGACCAAAGTTATCTAGCGACCAAGAAGCAGGAGAAAGAGTAACTCCTATGTTATTAGATTCTTCTCCCCAATCAACCCAATCTGTTGCATTAGTTACAATTGCATTATCTAAATGAGATGCCGCTGTTGATCCATTTACACCCCTAACACAACCTGTAAAAGTAGTTCCGGTTTTACCTGTGTAAGTAATTAATTCTGTTCCAATATCTATTCGCCCTGTTGTTGGAAATGCAGCAGTTGCATCTACAGTAATAGTTGTGTCTGAATTGTTAAGTGCTCCATCTAATTGTGTTGTAACTGAAGTTGGTATTGTTCCACCGAAATATCCTGTACCATAACCAAATGCAGGGGTTTGAGATATAGGTCCAATTTTAATGTAAGGAGTTGTAGTAATAGTACCTCCTGCTGTTACACCTGTTCCACCTTCAACACTTGGCATTGTAACTGTAAAGGTTCCAGACGTAGGTACTGATAAAACTTCAAAAACATTTGTTGTAAAATCTGCTGATGTATAACTTGTTGTAGTAGGTCCTGGAGTTGTGACACTTGTAAATATAATATAATCACCAACCTCTAATCTATGAGCTATTTTGTTAATGGTAACAGTTGCTGAACCCGTTGTAGATGTATACGTACAAGATGTTAAAGCTGTTCCAAGTGGAGTAATATCAAAAAATTCTGTCTCATAGTAAATAACCAATAATTTTGAAGTACCAATAGCTGCATATTTTTTACCATCTAATGCTGTCCACGTATGCTGTTCGCGTGCGGGACCTGCTAAGGTGCTAGCAACGAGTTGTTGAAATCCACCTATTTTTTGTGGTTCACCATAACGAAATCTTATATTATCACCATCAATCCATTGCCCTTCAGCTCCGGTTGCAGTCTGTTGTTTATTGAATCCAGGTTTAAACTGTATTTTTTGTAATGGCATAACCCTCTATTATACTTATAAATATAGTAAATACCAGAGGAGCTTGAGGTAGAATTGGTGGTAAGCCCCTCTAGTAATAGTTTTATACCATAATTCTATTAAAATTAGAACTACTTTAATTTTACCATACCCATGAAATAAAAGAATATCTAGTTCCTTTTTTTACAGGTTCTACTTTATGAGGATATAAAAATATAGAAGGAAATATTAACAAATCTCCTTTTTTTAATTTAATTTCTTCTTTTTCAAACATTACAAATTCTCCTCCTTCATAATTATCATTTAAAATTCCTAACACACTTAATATTGGAATACCTTTTTCTTTACCTTCAAATAAAGAATGTATATGATCGCAATGTTCTGCCATTTTTTTATTTTTTGAATATTTATTAAATCTAATTTCACTATATGCACTCCAACCATTAAACCAAGTAAATTTTAAATTACACACATAATCATGAATTCCATTCCATAATTTTTTCATAATAATTTCTTTTGTGGATATTTCTTTTGAGATCAATGTAGACAATTCGTGATTTCCAGATTTTTTTATTAAAGTTTTTTCTATTGGATGATAAAATCTATGTTCTACCCATGAAGATTTATGTATTGAATTTAACTCATGAACAGTTTTATCACATAATGATTTATCCAAAAAAGATTTATAATGTTTTACATAATAAGATAAATCTTTTTTCATAATATAAGTTCGGTTAATTCTTCATTAATACCTATTTTTCCTTTAATAAAAACATTAAAAGCTAAACTAATTCTGGTGTTAGTACCTTCTTTATTTTCTACCGCGTGAGG